ATAATCTGAGTCCTAAATCTTGAATCCTGCGTGCACTCTTCCGCACCCTCTAAAATTTCAATATCATCATCGGGAGTGAATTCAACATCCCACTTGTCTACGTTCATTTTAAATGTTGCCATGGTTAACCTTTTTATAATGGGGCTGTATTGCTTCCGCCTGGTACGACTCCGCCATGCACGTGATCTTTTAGATCATCGCCTGCAATCTTGAGACTATTATCAAAATCGCCTACAGGGGCTTTAATCGGAACAGTAAAAACAACCTCGCTAGACGTTAGCGTCATGATAGGCGTATTGTTAATCTGTACCTCTACACTTTGATCAATCAAATGTAGTGACGTGTTCCCGTCTCTGGTTCGAATATCCATACCACCTTTTAGATTTTGGTATGCCTTGTCGTACTCGTTTAATCCGAAATAGGCAACAGCATCACTCATATCATGGTGTCTAGATCGCTGTGGGTCTGTTATGCCGCCTTTATTCTTCCACTGCTCTATAGAGCGGTCATTAATCCAAAGCTCGCACGCGTCACCCTTTTCTGGCTTGTAGGTCATCACGACATTGCCAGCCCCATAGAAAGCTACTGGGACATTCTGAATGATTGGAAGGTTGCTTGCTTCTTCTTCTCCGATCCCTTTGCGTTGTATTAGCGGCTGAACTGAAACTGTGTTTCTCTCTTCATTAAAAGAAACGCATTCAGCGACCATGAAAGTTCGAGTTCTTAATAGTGATTGCTCAATGATAAAATCAAGCTTCTCACTGTCGGTTAGCTCTTGTTTGTTAGTATCGACTGCCATCAGTTACCGCCTGCAGGTATAACGGCCTCGACCATGCCTTGGAATGGGCCGCCGTAATTGTTACCAGAAAAAGTTATATTCCTAACTTGATAGCGACCGTTGAAGCTTCTGTTATCATCAATGCTAATTGCTGACTGGCCATTATCAACAGTCCATGATTCAGACTGAATTTCAATCAACCCCTTCGGCCTTATGTCGGGGTTTAGCTGGCATGTGAAATTGACCCCCGTTGGTGTTGCCATTGGCGTCCCAATCAAGCCGCTCGAGCCATTGATGACTATGACATCATAATTGGCTGACTGCTCATCTTTGGTTATGACAATCTCTTCATCCTGAATAGACCAATTTAGATCAAAATCCTTTGTGATAATATCAAGAGAGTCCTTTGTGAGTCCGAACAATGACAAGCCGCCGTTTATTGACTCGTTCAAGTCTTCAGGAAGCTGCCGCACTGACAGTCCCATGTCACTTGATAGCTTGGTCAGGACGTCTTTTACTTTGGTTCCTTCACTAAAAGAGATTGTTGTTCTGGATTTTTGATAAGCGTCTTGACCATCACCGAAAATAATATCGACACCCCAGTCAGGTTGTTTATATTTGGCTGTTGCTAGGACGATATCACCAGTTGCTATCAGCTTTAACACATCATAACCAGCCATGAGCCTAATCTTTTTAGCTCTTGATATTATAGTGTTTCGATTGCTTTCATTTAGGCCGTAAATACAAACTGAGCTTTTATTCGGGTGACTACTCTGGGTCTTGAGGCAGTTAAAATCCACATCAAGCCGCCTTCCATAGTCTTTGTTTATTTCATCAAACACCAGTGTCTCACCAGTGTCTAATACAAACTCAACATAACAATCGCCCTTAAATAATCGCATTCTTATAACCTATAGATATTAGTAAGTCTTCTTGCTGTGACTTTTCGATATATAATATTTTATACCTACCACCCATATTTTCAAAGTCTGGATCATCACTTAGATTATCAGTGTCAATAACAAATAGACTGCCCAAAGCTTGATAGGCATACGGCTCAAACAAGTCAGCACCGCCAACAAGAGCGATACCTTTAACATTCACTAGCTCGTCGTTATCAATGGACTGTCCTTGTGAGATATCCATGTACCACTTGCCCTCGCGCCCATCGTCGACAACCTCTTTGATTACATCGTCATAGGCAGAATAATAAATCCTAATATTGTATGCGTTGCCATCTAAATCAATTCTCATTGGCTGCTCTGGGTACGCTGTTACGGGGATGTAAAACATATCAATCAAACTCCAAACATTGAGAATAGCAAGCTGCTTTCGTTGCCCTTTGCTGGCTCGCCTTGAACCTTACCTTTATCAACAGATGGCGCGCCAACTTGAGGATTTTTAAAAGCTGCAGGCGGAAGTCTTTTTGATTCCGATGATATAGTCGGGATCTGCTTTAAAGATGCCGTGAACTTGAGTACATCATTAAATTCTCGGTTTGCCACTGAATTTATTTCAGTGAAAAATACATCAGGGAAAACTCCCAAATGATTAACCAAGTCGAAAGGCTCCCTAGTTCTAGCAAGTTCGTCTAGTGCTTCTTTCTTGTCTCGCCAAGTATCACCGATCAAGTTGCTTTTGAAAAATCCATCGCATGAAAACTCTTGAGGAAGAGTGACTATATTGTCAGAGAATGAGCCGCCTTTTTGGGTTGGCCTGCTCGTTATCAAGAATTTTTGTGCTTGCGATTCTTCGAAAACAATGTCTATTGGTAGAGAGTTATCCGTACCAAACGAGCTTTTATTATCTCCAAATAGCGAGCCTAGTATCCCATTATTGAATATCAATGCCATTAATATGCCTCCCCTGAGCTCATCATTCTAGCCGTGTTGGCGTTATCCAGCATGATGTCAGTATTTATTTCTTTCTTTACTTCGTTTTTAACTTCACCTGCAGGAGTTCCATTAATCGAAACTGGAACGGTGACATTTGCATCAGGGACGTTAACAACCACCGTTTGATTTTTGGATGGGGCCATATATGCCCTTCCCATAGCATCAGCCATTGACATGACTCTGCTCGGCTTGCTTGATTGACTCTGCGCCCATGCTTTGAGCCCCGTTTCTTTTGCGACTTTTGCTTGGGGTGAATTCTCCTTTATAGTCTCCTGAACCTTGACAGATTCTCTCCAACTTTCTTTCATCCAGTCTGGGATTATTTCCTCTATTGATTCAACTATAGACTCCCATTTGGCTTTAAATTTGTTCAGGAAGAATTCCCAAGCTTTCTCTACCTTATCGAATGCTACTTTAAACTTATCAACAATAAGCCCAGTTATTGAGTCCTTTCCTTCAAAGAATGCGTATATATCCTCAAAGGCAAGTAATAAAGCTCCTATTACACCCCCAATAATGGCAGACTTTCCGAACATCAAAACAGACAAAGCGCCAACAATAAAACCGACACCCTTAACCAAGAACATTACACCGTCACGGTTTTCGCTAATAAACTGAGTGGCTGTAGAAAGCGCTGCAGTGACTGAAGGGATAATCTCGCTGGAAAGTAGATTTCTTATTCCGGTAAGTGTCCATCTAAGGTTGAACATGGCATCCTGGTATGCTTCAGCATCTTTTGCTTGCTGCTCACTGAATACACCGCCAAGCTTGTTTGCTTCTTTGCGCAGCTCTCTGAGCGCTGGAAGGCCACCTTCTACTAGTTTGCTGAATTCTGTCCCCTCGATATCAGCTAGGGCTGTCAATATCCTGTTCCACTCTGATTTAGGCTTAGTGCTCAATGCGCCTATGATGCGCTCCAACTGCTGATCGGTTTCTAATTGGTTCAGCTCTTGCGCGTTAAGGTTTAACTCTGCTAGGGCTTCAACCGCTGGGCCTGTACCTCTTGCCGCGCTGGAAACTCTCCGCTGTAATCTTTGTAATGCTGTGTTTGTTGTATTTATCCCTATACCAGAGCGCTCGCCAGCAAACTGCAGCTCCTGTAATGACTCAACTGCAATGTTGATTTTTCGCGCGTGCTTAATCATCTTGTCAGCTTCTGAAGCAAATTGATCAACAGAGAAAGCAACGCCAAGCGCAGATGCTGCCGCCGTCGCCGTCATCAGAATGCCTCTGAGATCTTTTACCTTTTTTGATGCATTCTTGAATGACTTGTCATCACTCTCGATGCCAAGCAAGGCCACCAGTCTATCTACTATCACAGCATCACCTATATATTGTTGATTGCATAAAGGGGCTGATTAGCCCCCTTTCTTTTGTCTCTGTTGAGCGTCAATTTTTCTTTGCTCTATTTCGTTGTTTACGTCCATCCACTCCAACGTATCTTGGAACATTTCCATTGTCCATGTGTCTAGTATTTGATTGGGGTCAATGCTAAACATCTTCGCAACGTCAAATAATTGATGAGTGAACGGTGTATAACTGGGCTCTATTCCTCGGAGGTTGATGCTAGATTTTGCTTGATCTTGTCGAGTACTGCGTTTAAATCTAGGTTTTTCATCAACTTTGGGAAGTTTGCTTTCACCGCCTCGAGTATCGCTAAGTTAAACTCTTCTAGTCCTGCCTCTTCGTAATATTGTTCAACGTCTTTTTCTGAGGATAGCTCGTGACCATCAATGAGACAGAAGTCTAAAAGCTTCGACCCGATTTCAAATAAAACATCAGGGTTAGAAACACTACCCTTTTCTATTGAGGACATTAGTGCCAGAGTCTTGACTTCAATCGCCATAGCTTTTCGGATAGGTAACTTTTGAATTGAGTATTCTTTACCAAAGATTTTACATTCGTGTGTCTTGTTCATAATTTGCACCTAGCACCATATTTAGAAAAGCAACTGCCAAGGCTGGTGCAAGTACCAAGACAGTGCTTTGATTTATTTATGCGCCAGCCTGAAGAGGTGGGACGCAAGTTGGAAATATGAAAGTATATTGCACTAACGGCTCAGAGTTGCCCACCGTAAAGGGTGGTGTCTTCTGTAGTGTAGCTTTGGGAGCGAATGCAATACGTTTAGTGTCATTGTTTCTATCGTACATAGTCAGAGGTAAATCAGTTCCTGTCGCCTTCTGTCCTGCATACGCTGCCGCCCAAAGTGCGTTAGTTGGACTTCTGGCCTGCAACGTAACTGTGCACGTACCTTGAGTTTGACCATTGTAAACAATCTCACCATCAGTGCCGCGCATGTCTGAGTACGCTGTTGCCTCGTCGTTGTCCAACTCCCAAGTAATATCCTCGTTAGCCAGACCTCGAGCAGCAATGCCGCCAAAGTTAACCCCAAATTTTTTTACTGAAAATGCCATCTTATACGCCTCCTAAAACCCATTTGCCAGTGACACTCCACTCATCTATTGCAGAGTTTAGAGTTCCTAAATACAGATCGTTTAGTGAAGCTTTGCCCGTAACCCTCACAGATGCTGGGATGGTGTCTGGGTCTGGCATGTTAACCGTAAAGTTAGTTAACAATCGACGTTCAATTGCACGATTACCCCAGTCTAGATAGATAGCCTCAACATCAGAAAACGTTTCCTGATCGAACGCCATTAGAGGGTTTCTAAATGCGTAGTTAGCCAGTGACGCTTGAACGTTGGCGTCAAACCAATCAGCGCCCCACTGCAAGCGAATCTCTCTTCCTGTACAGGTACGACCATTAAACAAGTGAGTGAATGCAGTGTTAGCAAACGTCTCAACAAAGTTGTATCCCTTGCTAATTAGGGTTTCTTGCTGTGCTGCTGATAAGCCAGAATCAAAAGATCCTGCAAAAGCTTTATAGTCCCACTGTTCGAAAATTCCGCCAGTTTCTGGATAAGTTGGCAACATGCGCCCAAGAGCGCCAGCGTCTGGCCTGTTGTTGGTTAGGTCTTTACCATTAACAACTCCGGTAGGGTGGAATATAAGAGTCGTTCGAGAGTAAGATAGGCCGCGCAACTGAGCTCCAATATCAGTCCCTGTACTTACATTAAATGCATTTGGGTCATTGGTTAGCAAGATAGCTTGGCGCTCTACTGGTTGCGCTTGAATCCACTGTGCAAAGTCTGTTTGATTTGCAATTGCGCCTACTGAGTTGTCAAAGTAGCAGCCGATATACCATTCTGCTAGCTTGTCATCAGCGTCTTGAAGTACTGTGCTTGGCTTAGTGTCTGCAGATTCGTCATAAAAAATCACTATCGCTGACTCTGGCTTTAGCTCTTGACCGAAGTAAGCAGATAACCACTGGTGTGCGATAGGGTGATCACTACTATTAACCGAGTCTTCCCAATCATCTGCCGTGACAGAGATGTAGCGAGTAGTTGTGTCAGTTACAGGTTCATTGGTTAGAAGCATACCAACATTTAAGACCGGAAGCGGTGCCGCTTGATCTAGTAGTAGCGTCTGGTTTCTGAACCTTCGAAATATAGGAGTTGGCATACTTAATAACCTCTTTCGAAAAATATTCTTAAATAGTATAAACTATGGCGCTTGTTGAACAAAATCTATTTGCTCTGTCCTATACCAATACACGGAGTTATCCAGATAACCACCAGCATCTGAATCAATATCTGTATAACCAAAATAAATTCTACCGTCTGTGTTTTCACTAAACCACCTGCCAGTAACAAAGAACTCACTCAGCCGATGAATAGTAAAAGTATCCTCAGTATCAATGAAGAATTCAAAATCAGATTGGAATCTGGCCCTGTGCCTTTCATCACCCAAGCTTGTTAGGTTTTGTATTCGATTGGTGCCACTCAGTGAAATGTCATCACCAAGAGCCAGCCTTGCCTCCCAAACTTCAGAGCTTGAATTAAGTCTCTGCAATTGAGAGTATCCGGCTTGAGAGTAAGCATTGATAGAGACGGTTAATGTGGCTGTAAATTTTATTGTCTCGTCAATCATGCCAGTGTCAGATAATTGCCTGACCTTATCGTAGCTGTGCAACTGTGGGACAATTGTCATAGGCTGATAGGTGATGTAATCATTGTCCGGCCTATTACCGTCATATGGGGCAAGCTTTACATTGGCCCCCTCGACCATGGTGTCAATCCATGCTTTTATTTTCTGTTCTATCATGAGCCGCTATCACCCTGCATTTTAACTACGATCACCTTTCTATGTCCCCCAAGTTCATGCCTAGGGGAAACGCTAGTCACTTGATACTTATCAGAGTCTATATTAACTATGTCAGCATCCGCCCCACCACGGCGAACAAACAATTCAAACTCGGTATATATCTTTCTAACGTCTTCCACCTTCTGACCGTCTTCGAGTTTTACTAAACCTACCTCGGTTCCACTTAGTGGCTGTGGTGGCATACCTCTAAATGATAGGGGGGACTTTGAGCCCGGTATCCATCGTCCCGTTGCAGTATCGTCCTCACCTTCAGAATAACGCTCTCCGGTGTAGCCTATAAACATGTCACCGAAAGAGGAATTAAAATCAATCATCAGCTTTCGTCACCTTCTCTTTTAAGTATTTCCATTTGATAGAGTTAACCATTTGACCGGAAGCAATCAAAGGATTGGTTGTGCCTTTCTTGGCTATAGTGCCTTTTGCATTGGGTGGGGTTCTGAGTGAGACGATCTTATTCTGAATATCATTAGAAACTATCTGACCAACTTTTCCCATGTTAACTCTAGCGCTTGATGGGTTGTTAATTGCAGACTTGGCAACTTTTTTTAATGCAGCTTGGTACTGCTTGACCTTTTCTTTTAGTGTCGAACGCATAAATGATCGCTCCGGTATTTTTGCAGTCCCATACTCGTTATAAAATCCGACTTCAGCTACTGTCGCACCGGCGCTCTCTTCGTGCGATCCAGAGTCAGCATGAATACCAACAGCTACCGCATTTTTCTCAAGCCGTTTTAGTTGCTTTAATAATTCCCTGTCCCAGTTAGGGTCGCTCTCAGTGACAGTATTCATTTTTTTAGCCATAGAAAACTAGGCCATGATGGGCCCGCCCCCATACATTTGTATGTCAGACCAAAATTGTGTCCCATATGTTGTTACAGCGTAGTCACCATAAGAGCTTTCCCCTAGTCCGATAATCTCACCACTTACAGACACATCACCAACTCTTCTAGATGTTGTGATTAGCTGAGGCCCGTTTGCGCCCGTACTTGTTTTTTGCCAAATCGCTAAACGGTGAGCAGTGTATAGACCTTGTAGCTCGTCTGTGTCGCACCCGTAATCGATGCCAAACTGACAAACAAATCTATCTAGGTATCGCTGAACTACTGGGTCATCAACCGTTGAAAACTCTGGATAGAATGTTCTGAATTCGTCTATTGTCATGATGCTGCCCTCTATTTTTTTTCATTATAGCACGCTTTCATTTGATAAAAAAAAGGCCCCAATAAAGGGACCCTCTTTGCTTTGAATCTCTACTTGAGAGACAAGTCACCAGACTCTACCCAATCTTTTGCTACTGGGTTGGCGTCGATTAGATTTAGTTGCTGCTCAGTAATATCAACAGTCTGACCTGGCAAAACCTTGATGCCAACAACATGACGTAGCCCCTTAGTGTTGTTAGTAAGAGTCTTAGGTTTAGCTTCTACTGCTTTATCTTTTGTAGCCATGATTACAAGCCCTCGATGATAGTGATTGATAGCGGTTTGTAAGCAATAACACCAGCCGTTTTCATGCGAGCATTGATAATCGTTGCAAGGTTACGAAACTGGGGTGCCATAACGTTGTAAGGAAGTGGAGTTTCCATTGCCACTTTTAGAGGGTCGTTGCAGTAAGTTAGCATTACGTTAGTGCTTCCAGCGCCTGCACCTTCCATGTAAACAGAATCCTCAACAGTTACGTTAGGATAACGTTTTTGGAATCGCTGCAGGGCAGACTCGCCATTGACGTTATTTTCAAAAGTAACGTTTCGTGCGTACTCAAGATCTTGAGGAGTCAAAATGTAAACGTTTGGACGCTCAATGCCTTTAGTGTCTGTAATCTGCTGAATCTGAGGACGCGCCAAGTCTTTATAAACTTCTTCTGCAGTTGCGTTATCTAGCCACTTAGTGCCGCTAGCCGCCTTGGTTGATGCTGTTTCTTTGGTCGCGTTAGGAACTGTAAGCATACCAAAAGCGCCGGACTTTTCATCACCTAGCCATGCGATACGCTCAAACTTCTGCTCCGCTGCATCACGGTTAGACGCTGCTTTGCGAGATGTTAATTGAACGCCAGCCTTGTTTGCTTTTTCTACATCGTCAACAGTGTATTGGAATGCGCCACCAAAAGAATTAATATCGACAACGTATTTCTCGCCTTTTACGTCTGTAAGTGGCAAGTCATCAGCATAGTTAACAATCAGGTCAAACATGCCAACTTTGTCAGCGACTGTGAAAGCGAACTCAGTGTCACCAGGTGCTGATTCTGACTGCTGTGGGATCAGGCGTTTTGCTTTGAGCTCTGGGTACTCTCGCTCTAATACCTGAGAGCGCATGTGCTGAAGTTGCAAGGCAAATATCATTGATTCGCCTGAGTCGGTACGCATACCTTGCGACTCTAAATGCGCTGTTACTTGATTAGGAAGAAAATCCCAATCTTGAAGCTCAACACCGTCAAGGTGATCTAAGCGAATTGATTTATTGAATGTTACGCCCATTTTAAGCTCCTTGAAGTGCTGGCATTAATTTAACGCGAACTAGCTGACCTGCTCCGGTCGTTGCTGTTTCCGCTCGGCCCACTGGCTTAGTGGTAGTGTCTGCGCCAGAAGTAGATTTTACATCACCTTTGTTTGTGGTGATAACTGCGTAGACTAAAGTTTCTGCGTCGATTGCTTCTTGAGCTTCCAACCAGATAGCGTCCTCAGTGACGATAGGAACAGCTCGACCACCTTTGTAAACAGCTTCGCCGTTTTCTTCAGTGACTAGTGTAGTGGTCCAAAGCGTAGCACCTACGATGTAATCACCTTGAGCTGAAGGAAGTTCAACTTTTCCATCATCAGTGTTAGTGATTAGCAAACCAGGCTTGATGCTTGCTTTTGCAATTTTAGTTCGAGTGGTAGTTCCGCGACGGCTGTCAGCGACCATACCCTTGATCGCCACATCTGGCTCTAGTCCGTATTCAGTGTTTAAAGGCATGGTTTAACCCTCTTTATTTGCATAGAATTTTTGATCAGCTTTTTGCTGAACAGTTAGGCTGCAATCTGCGCCGCTATCATTACGATTTCCGCGCTGACCTTGGATATTTTTTGTTGATTGGTTTTCGATAGAGAAATCAACAAATGCATCAACGTAAGAATCATCTTTGCCGTCAAACTTAACTTCAGGCATTGATTCCTCTAATAGTTCGCGTTGCGTTTTGAACTCGCCGGAGTCCTTGCGCAATTTGATTTCTGGGTTGAGCTTCATGACTTTTTCATGAGTATCAAGCAAAGAACCAACTTCGTCTGAATCCATTTTAGATTTTGACTTTTCCATCTCTGCTTTCATGGCGTCATACTTGCCCTGCAGTTTTTCGTAGTCTTCGCCTTTAGCCTTCATAGCGTCGATTTTAGCTTTCATGTCCTTTAGCTTTTTGGACATGTCGGATCCTTCTTCAGAGTCAAAATGCTCACTCATAAAATCAGAAACCAATACTAGACTGCCTTCGGCTTCATCAGCTCGAGCAGATAATGAATCAACTTGGTTTTGCATTAACTCAGCTTGTTCATCACTGCAATCAAGTTTCATTTCTTTCCCGTTAGGAAATTTGATTGTTGGCATTGTTTTGCCTCCGTTATTATCAAAAGAATCGCGTTCATCTGCTCGAATTCCGCTACTTTGAGCACGACCCACATTAACCAAGGCTAGATGATTATTTTGTCGTGCAATCTGTGTTTTGTTTGCATCAAGTGCAGTTTCATAGCATGCTGACAGGCCACGCAAGCCACCTTTAACAGCGTCAATGGCTTTCTTTGTGGTTACTTTGAAGCGAGTCCAAAGCTCGTTATCCTTTCGCCAAGCTTTGATAACTGAACCGACTTGGGTTTTACTTGCTGTCTCAGGTGTAACAAACTCGCCAGGATGCTTGAGAGTAAGAGGAAGCCCTTCCCACTCATCCATATTTTGAAACAATGCAGACTCTGCAATAGTCTCGACACCATCGCGATAAAGTAACTTATCAGAGGTGGACGCGATAACACCCTCGGCAATTAGAAAGCCGTTAGCGTCTTCAACAATTTTGAATTGTTTTGCTGCGTCAAATCTCATTATCAGAAACCAAAAATATTTTGCATGGCTTTTATTATAACCTTTTAGTATAAGTAATCAACTAATCAAGATTTTCTACTATTTTTCTAGCCCAAGAATAGCCAGCATCACCCCCCCAACCTAACCAGCCTTGTTCGGCCTTGCTGTTTCCTTTCTTCCATGACTTGGAGCTCTTATCAACCTCATGTCGACTGAAGAAAGAATACATTCTCTTAACCGTACTGAGTGATAAATTCTCGCCCCTGATTAACTGATTAGCTCTGGCTAGTCCCACAGAGGTCATTCCTCGGTTAGATGGTGGCTGCTTTTCACGCATAGCAAGGCCGCGCTTGGCTGCACTTGCCATGGCCTTGGTTGGCTTGTATGTCTTCTCGTCTGTCCGATTAGACCTGATTGCAGCACCAACATTCTCAGCTCTCTGCTTTGAATTTTCCCCGATAAAACAGACACCGGACTCATCCCACTTGTGGCCGTCCTTACCATCTCTAATGCATTTCATTACTGGCATAATTAATCCAACTCTATAACACTTTCTGCAAAGCATCGGCACCTGATAGGTTCGCCTGGTACTTCTCCATTAATCCCCTTGTCCCAGTCAAACTCCTCGCCATCGCGAGCATAATGACTTGGTTTAGCATTGGGGTAAAATCCAGATGGATCGCCCCTGACCCTTTCATCAGACAGCGTTCTCCATCGTGCTTTTTCAATTCCAAGCTCCTTGTTGCGCTCTTTTGTGATTAGCCCGTTAAGCGTTCCAATCTGGTCTTGTGCAATCGTACTAGCCCTGCGCCAAGTGATACCCGTGGCCTTTTGTATCTCTTCCGCGATCTCGCTGTACTTCTTGTTTTTATTGTAGCCATTAACAACGGATTTCTGTATGCGCTTAAGGTACTCTTCCTGCAAGTCCTGAATGTACATTACATTTGTTGACACCCAATCTTCCATCATATCAAGCTCGCCAACTGGCAAGTTTATTTCTATTCCCAATGATCGCTTAATGCTGTTAGAGATATTTCTCTCGTTTGCCTGATAGGTTTCTGTTGCGTACCTTTCAGCCAATAAAGCGCCAGGTATTAACCGATCTAACATCTGGCGTATTTTAGCCATGACCTCTGATAGTGAATCCTGCCTTTTGTTTCCATTCTTGGATTGAATATCCCTTTTAATGATCGGCATCAAGTCGCGGTTAATTTCTTGCGTCATGGCCTTAACAATCTTGCGAAGGTCTGAGGTGTATTGCCTCGACACGCTGTGCGGATAGGTCTGGCCTATTTTTATTTTCTTAGGCTTTCCACTAGTGTTTAGCGGTTGAAGGATTTCTTTTAGTTGACCCGCCATCATTCAACCTTTGGAACGTCTTCATCAATATCAATCGACCAAACTGACAAGCCATTAAGCTGCTTCAATCCCTCTTCAGGAGTTATTAAATTAGCCATCATCAAGGATGAAACAGCCTGACTAGATTGCTGCATTACTTGCGCCTTGTCTTTATCGTTCATCTCTGACAGTGAGGCAAAGTGCCAATCAGTGTCCTCAAAACCAGCCGCACCCAAAAACAAATCGATACAAGGTGCCATTTCATCCTCTTGTATGTCGCTTATCATCTCGTAGTAAGTTGAAAGTATATCCTCTTGGGAAGCATTTAGGCCGCTAGGAGACTCGCCAAAAAGGACAATTGCAGGCATCTCACTCGCGCCACTGGCTGCGCCCTTAAACTGTTCCATTAGATCATTGACGCCTGACACCGTTCTGTTGACGAAAGAAAAATCCTCCTCTTTGTCTATTGCTGCAACTCTTTGGTTGGACTTTGTAGAGTTAAAAGAGCTCACCCTTTTCTGTACCGCTTGCGCTGGTGTAACTTGCAGGGACTTTGCAGTTAGTTGAGGTATCTTTAGGATGCCTATGTTTAGCTCGCTAAGAATGTGTCTAACATCGCTATACGTCGATTGCAGATTCTTAACGGCTGACCATACAGACTCAACGATGGATTCGCCCCAGTAGTTATTAGCTATCATCTCGTCATGTGTTAATTCGGCACCGCTAAAAAAAGCTATTCTCGAGTAATGGAATGTATTGCCATATTGATTCTGATAGATGATCGGCTTTCTATAATTGCAAGATTCAACATCACTATCATACTCGACAGGCGTAAGGTTATATCGATCATAGACTTCGATATCTACAATCTTATCTTTGCCATTAAAATCAAGAGGCTTACTTGCGTCTGGGTCATCAGTAATAATTGCAATGCCAGCACCGCCAAACAATCGACTCCAAGCAATAGCGGTTTTAATCTTCTGCCTTGCTTTTATCTTCTTGAATTTCTTCTCGACTTGCTTGTGAATGTCTTGTTCGTGACACTGTATGAATTTTCGTGTGGCGTCTTTAGCTGGGCGTAGGCAGATCTTGCGTGATAGCCAATCATGCTTATAGAGGGATTCGAGAGTTTGTTTTGCGATTGCGCTGTCGAATGCTGAAAAGGTTGTACCTACTGAGCTATCGACATTGGGATCGCCTTGGCCAGTATTGGCATTTATCCAAGCATCCGCGCGATAGCCGCTTTTTTTGTTGTCACTCGGAATGATTATGCCGCTATCAAGCTGCTCATATGTGCTCATGTGTTAAGCCCTCAAAAAGTTATAATGAAATCTTAACACAAAAATAAATGAAACAAGAATATACCAATGTCTATATGTTCTTATTAATACTGCTCTATGGTGAATCTTTGAATTAAGGGTAAAGTATCCCAGCCCAATTAAAGGCTTAAATACTTTACCCTAGAAACTGCTCTACGGAGCCATCTCGTCATATCGGGTCTTGCTCATTATCAAAGTTAAAGCAAGTCGCGATCATTCCACTCTTTGAAGTGTCCAGCCCCTCTAATCGCTTTCGTATTCAGTTGTTGCTCGGGCTTCAATTTACAACTTTAAACACAGGACAATCCGTGATTGCAGACGCTTAATTCCTGTGTCGAGTTGATTTGATTAATGCGCGTGGCATAAACGCGCTGTATTGCCGTTTGAGCGGATTTAGAAATCTAGGAGTGATAAACGGAAGGCATAAAAAAAGGCTTAAGTAGAGATTGTTAGACATGGCCAGCTTTTAAACTAGCACCAACCTCTCTTAAACCTTTTTTGTTGTCTCGGTGTCTACTCCTAATCAACGA